GCCCCGAAAGGGGCTCCGTGCGTAGGACAACATCCTATATACCTGTCAATGAGTAATCATTGCTGGTATATATCTGAGAGAATGAACTCTCAGAAGACCAGAAGCTTCGGCTTCGGCAAGGAGGTTTATGCTTGGCTATCACCCGTAATAGGGTGCTACCCTACGAAGGATCTCGATCCTCCGTGATGGTTCAGACCCAAACTGTTCCTGGACAACCGTCCAGGACTACAGTTACAAGGCGTCTGAATTCATCTGCGTTTACCTCCCTTGACGGTTCACAGGTTACTGTGTCCGAGAATCATCCACTTTGGCGTTCTAGACATTTGTCTAGACACCTAAGCGATCTTGGTGGAGAATTTTCTTCCAAACGTCGCTATGTCACTGGGGGTAACCCCGGTGATGTCGTGATGTATGGGAAGCAGGTAGATCAGGATTTTTCCAGCACTAGTGCGAACTATGCTGGTCCTTTCTTGCCTCTATCGCCAACTGATATGCAGTTCCCTCCGTTCGCTGATTCGAGTGATTCGGATCTTCGCGCGTTGGGTACTACTGCTATTCAGATGGCTTCTCCGTCGAGACCCGCTGCCGATGTCACCACCTTCATTGGAGAAATCTTTCAAGATTTCCCAAAGGAGTTGGGGCATGCCTTCCATGAACTGCGTTCATTTGGACCCACTGCGCTTGCAAAAGCGGTTAGTGGGGAACACTTGAACGTTCAATTTGGTTGGCTACCATTCATCAATGATGTTGAGAAAATTCTCAATGCCATTGAAAAGGCCAACGCTCTCATACGACAGTATGATCGCGATTCTGGCCGACTGGTACGGCGTGGATGGAAATTCAAGCCCGAGTCCTCATATGACATTACTCCTGTTACTGCACTTGGGATAGGTCCTTGGACCTCCCAATTCAGTAATTTGTGGTATAGTCAGATTAAGGACCCGTTGAGTCAGGTTATGCGAGAACATAAAGTTACTCGCACTCGTTGGTTTAGTGGAGCCTTCTCGTATTACTGTCCTCCTGTAGATAGTAGTATCTACACTACGGATGGTATTGCGAGGAAGGTTATCCTTGCCAAGAAAGTTCTTGGCGCTAGACTGACTCCGGACGCTGTCTGGAACCTGATTCCTTGGAGCTGGCTTGTCGACTGGTTCGCTAATGTTGGCACTCTTCTTCAGAATGTCAGCAATACGATAGTCGACAACCAGGTGTTGGTATATGGTTATATGATGGAACATACAGTTTCGTCATATACCTATACATTGGTCGGGCCCTGGTTCAACAGAGCCGGGACGCCCGGTCCAATGCCTCCTTCCGTTACTTTGGTTAGTGAAACCAAACGACGGATTCAGGCCACACCATATGGTTTTGGGTTGACGTATGATGGTTTGTCCACCATGCAGAAGTCCATCCTTGCGGCGTTGGGTATTACCCATCATCCGCATTGAGAATGTTGCTCTACGTAACGCCAACGGGAGCTCTGCTCCTAGGAGTGATGCCTATGTCTTTCACCGATCCCTTGTCGTTCACACTGTCAGGTGTGACCACGCCCCTTCCGCGTACCTACTCGGAAGGAAGCGAGTCGCACTATAGCAGTGCGGACGGTCTCATCGTCGTGACCGCCTCCCACACTGTGGGAAAGCGAGCACGCCGTATGATTCGGACCGACATCTCGAAGTTGGCGCCGAACGCGTTCACGCCGGATGAGAATGTCGAACGATCCATGAGTGTTTACATGGTCTTCGATCTCCCGTCCGACGGTTTCACGAACGCCGAGGCGCTTGCCGCATATGTGGGCTTCAAAACCCTCATTACGGCAACTTCGGACGCTCTCGTCACGAAGCTGCTTGGCGGAGAGTCTTAGGACTCTCTACCTAGCTCTCGTTTCTGAGCGTCGCAACATATGCCAGACGATCTTGTGCCTCCTGAGAAGGATGCACACTTTCGCTACCGGCCAACCCGTCGCCATGGAAATGGCTACGGGCGTCGGGCCACTGACGAACCCCAGGTCACCTTGGGTAAGAAACTCTTGGTGATCCTGTTGGCTCTTGTCAATGTCGCGTACGTTGCAGGTGAGGTGCTTCTGAACACAATTTCTAATTGTGGTCATTAGCGCGTGAAGGGTGTCTTTTTCGATGTCACTGTTGCAGATCGTCCCGATGGGAGATCTGTGCAGATGACTCTCTTCTATAGTAGTCCTAACGGACTTACTCCAGGAGAGTATATCAATTTGAAGAATTTCTTGGTAGAGGCAGACCGTCTCTACAGGATTTCTTCTCACGATATACCGAAGGACCCCGTTTAGACATAGGCTACGGATTAGCCACCCCCTAGCGATAGGAGGGGACTATGAAAAGCCTTACGTCACTCTGGTCCATAACTGCCAACGAGTTGGCAGTTAGATGTTGCACTAGCGCCATCCGGGACATAACAACTGTCTCGGAGCGTGCTGAACACGAGGGGCTATCGTTTTTCGCGATAACCCTGGCGAGCTATGGAAAAGCCATCGAAAAATGGCTCGACCAAGGCTTCGTCGTCCCTTCTGACTGTCCCTCCTTTGGGAGGAACCGTCGTACTGGTCTCCCTGCATTTCTGCAAGGTTTCCTTGGACGTGTGTTTAGCACTACTAGCGGTGTGCTGTTGGATGATCCGGACATCGAAGCAGTCTATGCTATTCGACAGCTAACGCTGTCTTTTAGCAAGATAGCTCTCCCTCATGACTTCCCGCAAAGGAAGTCAACGAGTGTGGTAACACCTCGTCGTGAGAGACTAGCGATGTCTTCTTTCATTCAATGTGAGAAGGACATTCGGAGATCAGATTCTCTTCTTGATCCTCAGTATCTTACTGAGTTTAAGGAGATGTCTGAATTGCTTTTTGGACAGATGTTTGCCAAATTGGACAGAGATGTCTATTGGCAACGTCTGAAACCAAAGCATGGTCCGGGCGCTGTCGCTGATCGTCTTAGCAGTAATGCTAAGTACAGGATGCGTACCTGGACCTCTCGTCTTGAGCGGGTTATGCCCGCTGCGGACTACCTTATTCCAAATCATCACTTTCGTGATGAAATGGATAAGGAACTCAATGTCCTCGAACCCGGCGCAGAGATACCTGTTAGGGTTATCACTGTACCTAAGACGTTGAAAGCTCCTAGAATCATTGCAATTGAACCAGCTGCGATGCAATATGCGCAGCAGGCTCTCTTGGAATGTATTACTAGTGCGATCAGAGAGGATGGTATCCTCTCCCGCATTATCGGTCTTGATGACCAGACCCCTAATAGGGTCATGGCCATGAAGGGTTCGCTCAGCGGCGAACTCGCCACACTCGATCTGAGTGAGGCTTCCGATAGAGTTTCCTATCAGCATGTACGTGCGATGATCGAAAACTATCCCGATTTGCTTGGGATGGTTGACGCTTGTCGTTCACGGAAGGCTGACGTACCTGGACACGGAGTTATCCGTCTGTCCAAGTTCGCGTCTATGGGTTCAGCTCTCTGTTTCCCTTTTGAGGCCATGGTCTTTGCGACCTTGGCCTTTTTGGGAATCCAGCGCGAGCTCAGCTCACCCCTTACTCGGCATCAGCTTATTAAGCTGGCCGACAAGGTGCGTGTCTTTGGGGATGATATTATCGTTCCCAGAGACAGTGCTGTATCCGTCGTCGATGAACTACACCTTTTCGGGTATGTAGTTAACACCGGCAAGTCTTTCTGGACCGGAAGGTTCAGAGAGTCTTGCGGTAAGGAGTACTACGATGGGCATGACGTATCAATCGTCAAGCTCAGACGTGTACTTCCTACCCGACGGACAGATGCTGAGGGAGTTATATCAGCATTCTCATTCAGGAACCAGTGTTATTTTGCTGGTCTCTGGAAGACTGCTGCTTGGATGGACGACTATCTGGCTCGTGTGGTTAAGCACGTTCCGGTTGTCGCGCCATCGTCTCCCTTGCTGGGCAGGAATTCATTCCTCGGTTACCAAACCGATCGAATGGATCCGAATTACCACTCCCCTCTAACCAAGGGGTATTCCGTGGTAGCCAAGCCTCCTCTAGATCCTCTAGAGGGAGTTGGCGCCCTGCACAAGTGTCTAATGGACAGAAATTGGACCGGCATAGGGTTGAAATCCTATGTTAGACCATACTGTCCCGTCGACGTTGCAAGCGTCGATGAAGGGCACTTGGAGCGTTCTGGACGCCCCAAGCACGTCAACATCAAGCTTGGGTGGAAGTCGCCCTTTTAGGACGACTGGGGATTTGATCCCCGCGGGAGAACAAAGTTCTCTCCCGTATCTGCGGGACCAGCTATCAG